TGAGAACAAACCGCCCCAAGCGGCTGATGCTAGATCACCCAACTTTGTGATGGGTTCCAATTTGGCAACAAACCCGGTAACGGACTTAGAAGCTCCGATAGCGTCAAAGCCGCTGAACATCTTAACTAGAGCCTTACCCAGAAGACCGACTAGTTGAATCGGTCCCTTCAACACCTTTTCGATCGCGTCGAAGATCAGCTCGAGAGCATGGCCCTTATTGATTGCTTCGCGCAGATTGACGACGAAATCGCCAACTTTTGCTGCAACAGACAGGAAACTACCAGATCCTTGTGCGGCTACACCAAACAAATGAGCCAAGGTAATGGCGACCTGCTTGATGATATCCCAGCCAATTCCAAATACCGAAAACAATCCAGCGAAAATCCTCCGGAGGTTTTCTGCACCTGTACTCGACAGTTTTAGTCCAGCCGTGAAGTCTCGAACTGCCACGGTCAATTCGTATAGTTGCTTTCCCGTAATTGCTGGAAAAACATCTTGGAAGGCATCTCGGATCGGACGAAGAACAGAGAGCAAAGCGTTGAACGCATTACCAATGGCTTCGATAAGAACCGTTCTACCGCCAAGCTCCTTCCAATCCCCAAGAATCTTGTTTCTGGCCTCGGAGGAAGAAGCGATGAACTTACCGAGAACATTGTTGACGTTTGTCCACATGGCTTTGGCTTCTTCGAAATCGCCAAATATGAGTTGCCATGTTTGCGACCATCCCGACCCAACAGCCTCCTGGAGGGTGCTGATGAGTTGGCTAAACGTCTTTACCTTTGTGGCAGCGTCTTGAGCAGTCTTACCCATTTCAACGATTTGAGCAATCTGCTTTTCGGTGTACCCCATCGCCTTGAGTTGCTCGGCCGACAGGTCTCCCGTAAACTTAGAGAGTGTCTCGGTTAGAATTTCTGATGTGAGCCAACCCTCTTGTAGGGAGTCTCGGAAACTGCCTTGTTTCTTGATAATGGAATCCACAGCAACGCCATGGACTCTAGCGGTCTCCAATAGCGAATCCTGGAAGACTTTACCGCCCATGCCGGCATTAACTACGGAGTTCCAGTCCATGAGAGAAACTTTACCCGCGGCAAGAGCCTGTGACAACTGGTACATCGCTGTTGACGCTTGTTCGGCATTAGAACCGGACACTGCCGCGAGATTCGCGATACCCTTAATCGCGGCAGTAGCAACATCCAGTTTTACACCAGCTGCGGTGAAAGTCCCAATGTTCCGGGCCATCTCGGAGAAATTATAAATGGTCTGGTCAGAATATAGATTCAATTCTTGAAGCGCAGCGTTAACCTGGTCAAGGTTAGTATTCTGCCATTTTGTATTTGACAGAATCGTCTGAATCGAGTTTAGATTCGTTTCGTATTCCTGAAGCCCAGCCTTGACTGGGTCTACGGTTAAAGATTTAACAAGCGCGTATCCAGCGTTGAACGCTTTGTTGGTGATATTCGTTAGTGCTGTAATACCAACGATCGAAAGGGTCTTGAACTTCTCACCTAGCGAGTCGACAGCGGAAGCGATATGTCCTAATTGTACATTCTTTCCCGCAGTAGCAACATCGTTAAGGCCTTTGGCGGCTCCATCAAGCTTCAAACTTTTCTTAAGAGCGTCCAGATCACTTATAGTAGATTTAACGCCATTTGAAAATTGAGCGTTATCAAAACGCATACCAACTACGCGTTCTTCAATCGAACTCACGCCGAGGTCACCGCCTTCCAAACAGTTTCGGATATCTTGTCGAACACTGGGCGCATTGCTGGGTTAATATAATCCGTCCCTTGGACGTAACCTCCGGTTCCTGTACCATGCCCATACTGAAGCATGATAGCTATAGGAAAACTGTTGGGTATATCCGAGTTAGTCCAAACTATTTCAACTGCGCCATTCTTATTAGTAATTTCAAAACCCCAGGACTGCGAAGTAAGACCGGTGTCTACTGGGGTTGCCTTTTTAAGCGCATCAACGCCCTGTTGCGCGCAAGATTTTAAAATATCGTCGATACGTAGTTTACTAAGACTACGAAGATATCTTTCGGTTTTATCAAAGGAGCCTTTAGACTCTAAATAGAACACTACGGCTCCCCTGGTTTAGTACTTGATTATGTAGTTTACCGACAAATATGGTTGAAGGTTATTATGTGAACCTCCATCGCCAGTATTGCTCGTGTTTCCGGAATATGTCGTTCCTGAAGAAGCACCAAGAGGCACAACCCCGGCCCAACCAGTGTGCGAGTGCGAGGGAATCTCCGCGGTAGTTAGTGTATGCGTCTTTTCTCCACCACTCTTGCCGACATAATTGAAATCAGTCTCTGCGGAACTATATCCTACTGCAGTTTTTCCTTTAAAATTAGGTGCGTTGAAATGCGTAGAATCGGCGATACCATGAGGACAACGTCGTAGTGTATGTGTGCCAGATTGTGATCCGGACGTATTTATCGCAGTACCACCGAGCGTTGTGCTTACCGTTATCGTGTTAGTAGCCGAACTAACCACATAGTATCTTGTATTGGCGCTAAGACCAGTCGGAAGCGCCCCTGTGGTTGTCAGAAAAACCTGCTCACCGACAACAAGGCCGTGTGTGTTAGATGTTATTACCCCCGGAGACGCTATCGAAATAGTGACTGCCCCCAAGGAAGGTGCGATAACGTCGTACAAAGTAGAGTATGTAGTTCTCAGTAGAGACGATCCGTCGCAAAGAAGCCAACCAGTAGGAGCAGTAAGACCGGCCCACATTCTGATCTCTCCGGGAATTCCAATCAAACCAGATGCTAGCGAAGCGTCAGCTATCTTATCCGTAGTTACGGCATCATCCGCGATCTTATCCGTAGTTACGGCGAGTGCCGCGAGTTTTGCCTCAGTGATTCCTAGCGCGAGAGATGCCGGAGTTACCGCGGCAGTGGAATTAGTTCCTGTAATAACTTCAGCGTTGGTCGCCAACTCTACAGCACCCTGTGCGGACTCTGTCGCAGCAGGCATCAATGGGAGAGCTGACCCAGCATCTATAGTACTACCATCGTGTTTTGTTAGGATAAGATGGCCATAACCATTAATAGCGCCGCTTACAACAGAAGCAGCCTCTATGGCCAGCATTCGAACTTTAGTTAGCACTTCGACTGTTACGGACACGAGATCTCCTTCCTACAGTGAACTAATGGTGTAAGTGTCCGAACTAACAGCAACCACAGAGTCCCATGTTATCGAACAAGACGTAGAATCTATGGTTTGTATTGCTGACTCAGGACCAGTTATCGAACAAGATCCGTCGCCATTGTCGATTACTCTTAATCGGGCGTTCTCTTCATAAATGCTGTAAATTTCGGTCACTGTTGGTAGTCTTGGGTCTACGGATCCTGATCCGTAAAGAATGTTTTCGATCGCCGCGAGTGTTTCCGCGTACGTCACTCCACAATCTATGATAATATGCGAACAAGGTCTAAGTTCTGGAGAACCAACCGCCAACGTAGTGAATGGAAAAGAATATACACCTGCTGATGGTTTAAAAACAAAATTTGACGGAACAGTTAGAACGTTATAGACTACGTGGATCTTATATACCCCGCTCTTGCACGTTCTGTAACTAAAACCGAAAGAACTGGCTAACGATTTAACCAAAACATTTGAATAAAAACTATTAGGATAAGAATACGTATTTATAGTTCCTGCAAAGCAACCGGAACTAGCTGATGTAAAGATTCGTTGGCCATCATGATAACGAGACTTCAACTCAAAATCAGCGATAGTCTCTTCGACTGAGACCAGGCCGTCCCATACCTCAGCGATACCAACCCGAGGATAATAAACGCCTCGGTCAACACCGTACGAAGTGTTTGCTGGATCCCAGTTAAGTCTGGTCATGATGTGAACAATGTGATTAGTTCACTTTGTGTTGGGAGTCTCGGATCGGTAGATCCGCTTCCATAAATAATGTCCTCAAATGCCGACAACACGCCGGAAGCAGTGTACCTAGTGTCTACAACAAAATATGGTGTTGGCCGATACCCAGAACTAGCTGGAGGAGTTGCTGTGACTTTCCAACTATAAGAATTAGGGTTTGAAGATGAACTTACAGAACGATTTTGGACCTGAGTCGGAGCAGCGAGAGCATTGTAAACCAAGTGAATCTTGTATGCCTCGTCAGGACTCAAAGAACTACCTATCTTGGTCCTATAACTGAACCCGAAAGGAGTCCTTGGCTGATTAGTTATGATCAAGCCATTCTGAATTCGATTACTGCCATCGCAGACTTCGAAACTAGGCGGATAACTAATCGCTGCTATGGTGGATTCAAACTCCGTCGAAGACGCTATGTTAACGTATTTGATTCCATCAAGATAATAGGGCTTCGCCGAACCTCCAGAAGGCGCCTCAGAAATGGAAGTCAACCCAGGCCAAGCTACTCCGGGTACTCCTGATAGATAAAGAACGCCTTTGTCTACACCATACTCGTAGTAACGTACGGTGTCCCAAGTAAGTGCTACCATTTCTCCTCCTAACCAGAAGTCCCGAGATGTGATCGTCTCTGTTCGTTTAGTTCCCTGAATCTTCTTGCTTGTTCTCCGCGACTAACCTTACTCGGAGGTTGATTCTTAATGTTACAAACCTGGATAAGCGTCAGCAACCTGTTCAAGTGCCAGTATTGACACTCAAATGGTATCTGCAGAGCAACCATCCAATAGTACACTAATTCAGAAGTGATTATTTCTCTATTATTCTTTGTCTGTTTAGTATCATTTATTCGTGTTGCGGTGCATTTACTATTTATGTACTCGTTTATGGCTTTCAGATTATCCGAATTAAGCATGTTAACGACCTCCGGAGAAATGTCCGGGGTGATTATCATGTCTTGCATGTACGCCACCACTTCCTCAGTAGTTTTCTCTTCATTACCAAGGAATGGTTTACAAAATCTGGACTCCCATTTTGACACTGAGACCAAAGAATGCTCGAGTTGTAGTCTAACGTCAACCGTCGAGAAAGTTTCAGTCTCTTCATCAAACAATTCTTGGGTCCTGACCGAAATCTCGAGCATTCTTTGGTCTCCTTTCGTTTTAGCTGTAGTCGAAGAACCAGTCGTCGTCCCCAATTGTCGGGAACTTATACCCATTGTTCGGAGTCGCAACGACAACAGTGTCGGCGGTGATAACGTGATCGCCAGAAGTGATGGTGATTCCGTTAACACTGTAGGTGACGCCAGTAACAGACGGAATAGTCAGCGTATGCGTGCCATTCACGTAAGTTGGCGCAGTCGGGGTAACCTCAGTGATGGTTCCCGCAAAGAGCGCAAGTACTGCGTCAGGGGACAGAAGCGAAGGATCGGTCCCGCTAGTCCCATAAAGGAACGATTCCAAAGTAACCAGAGCCGCGGAGTTAACCTTAGTGGAATCGATCGTGAGCAATGAACTAGGAGCGTACCCAGTCACAACCACCGGAGTAGTTGCAACTTCCCAACTGAACGTGATCGCTTCTGGACTATCGTTGACAGTAGTGTAGGCCTTCTCAGAAGGAGACGCCTGAGCACCATATAGCAGATGCAACTTGTAACCGGCAGAGGTGCCTGACAGGTCGTTACCCATGCGGGTGCGGTACGACAAACCGAACACTCCGCGGCTCTGTTGAGCAATCGCGATTCCATCCTGAGGAACACCAAGACCGTCAAACGGTTCGAATTCCTTGGGATACGTGAAGGCTTCGATAGTCGCCTTGAATTCCTCAGCGGAAACAAGGTTCAGATACTTAATGTTGTCGGCGTACTGTGCGGAAGACTCGGCGCCGCTCGGCTGTTCGGTTACGGAGACAAGTCCGTTCCAAGCATATCCGGCGACATAAGCTCCAGAGCCATTTGGAACATAGAGTACCCCATGGTCGACACCAGTCTCGTAAGTCCGGTTGCCCGAGGTATCCCAGGTAAGTGCTACCATACCATCCTCTTTAATAGTATAGAAGGAACACGTCGTGGTTCAAACCATCCGCGACATAGTGTCTGTCGTAGACACATTTCGGTAATCTCATAACGGGTGTGATTAGATTACTATCGGGATTTCGGTCTATTACAGTTACTTGATACCGTAAGTTTAGGTCGTATGGAACGCCATCGGCGAAATGCGTTATACCAGAATCTCTGGCGTACACTATGCAAGGATACGACATGGTGATACTAGATGGAGGTTGGAAATACACGTTAGTGGTAATAACCTCAAGGACTGCTTGGAGGGACGTACGTAGGCCCAACATAGAGTCCTCCCAACCTCAGCACTAGCCTAGGACGTTGAATTTCGACTTCCGTAATAACCCAACGTTTACCTTGCCATGTCGCATACCGCATGGCGTAGAAGTGCGAGTCGGCGTACAGATCAGACACGATACTTAAGGTGTGGCCAACCGAAATGTCATCGTTGACTTTAACGTCCTCGGTCTGCTTTACCGTATTGCGAAGAATATCGCCTCGGTATTGAACCTCAGTAACAGTGTCTTCCCATACACCGTCTCGCACTTCCGTTGCAACAACAAACCCGATGGCGCCAAAATATCTTGGCACGGGTCAACTTTCTTTAGGCGTGCGGACGCGCGAAGGTCCAGTGATCTGCCGCGGTGTTCTCGAAGTAGTAACCTGACGCAGCCACAGCCACGACAGTGATCTCTGCGCCGGCGGCAAGAGCCGTCTGAGCACCCGCGGACAGAGTCGCGTCAGTAGTCAGATTCTTGTAGGTCACGTGAGTAACCGACGGAATGGTAACAACACCGGTCGACGCCACGAAAGTTGGCTCGGTCGGGGTCAGCAGGGCATCGGCACCACTGGTCCGCTTGCGCAAGACAATGGCCGACATGATCTTAGTCAGAGCACCCGAAACACGGGTTTCCATGAGGTACTTGTACAGGTTGTAGTCGATGTCGAAATCGTCGAACATCGACAGCTGGCCGCCACGGTCTGCGCCGAAGTTGTAGTCGGCCATGTTGACGATAATACCGATCAGCGTGGGATCGCGATCCATCGGTTCAACCGCAACGATGTCGGCAACCCGAAGAGTCGCAGCGAGTTCCGCCACACTGGAATAGAACCGACGACCAAGAGTATCCTTCAGAAGAAGCATCTCGGTAATTGCGGTTTCGGTGGTGTAGAAGGTTGGCGTTCCGGTCCCCTTGTAGTGGACCCGCGCCCGGAGGACAGCGTCAATAACTTCTTGGTACGAAGAAGACGTGTCCAGCAGATTGACCTGAACCGTGGTGACATAAAGTTCGTGGTCATTCGCGATTGAACGAATCCCAGCCCCTTCAGTAGCGCCAATCGGGTCCTTGATCTTGTCTGCGTCTCCGGGATCGCGGCCGTCCCCAATGAGAGCTGCGCAAGCAAGCTCTTCCTCGAGCATGAGGCGCATTTCTGCCCGGATCCAGGCCACGACATCGAAGTCCGTGATGTCGATGATGTCGTCGCGGTCCAACTGCTGCTTCTTATACACAGTAGTCGGAGTGGTAACCCGCTTAGCAACCGAGAACCACTCGGCCTTCTTGAGGTTCCCCTTGATGTAGCCTCGCGCACGAGCTTCTTCGTAGGTGATGTCGGCGACAACACTCTTCACCCGAGAGAATGGAGTGTGGCCACAGCTGTTCAGAACCCCAGCGACCCACTCAGTCCTACGCTTGTTGTACTCGGGAGTACTGGTGAGGTTAGTGGCATCCGGGAACAGAACAGAGATGTTCTCGATCCCATGCTTGATCGCGTAGGTCTTAACCGCGGCCCGCATGGAGCCGCACTCCATAGCATCGGCGACAATACCCCGGACATCATCATGGGTGAGGACATGACCAAGCGGCTTGCCGGGTTCGTTGTTCTTGGTCTGGTCAAATACGTTTCGAGGCATTGATGCGTCGTCTCCTTCTTCGTGAGTTAGATCGGTGCCGGTTTCGTCTTCCTTGGTGTTTTCGCCCTTAGAAGATTCAGGATCTTCCTGAGACGCAGTACCCGAACCCGACTCAAGCGCAGTAGCAACCATGTAGCCGACCAGTTGCTTCTGTTCTTCGGTAAGACTGTCGTAGACATCCTGAGCCGTTGGACCAGAAGTCGAATTGTCGGCATGCTCAAACTCGAGANCAGTCGTGATGATCGCCTCATCATCGAGAACGTCAACACTTCCNTCAGCGTGTGCGACACGAATGTAATCAATCAGGGCCTTGGGGTTTGCACCCTTCAGAACCAGACTGACCTCACAGATCATGCCGTGAANAACCTGCCCGGCCTTCTCGANAAGCTGTCCAGCACGAATCGACATCGCCTTGATGTCCCCGTGAAGAACAAGTTCCTTNGANGCCTGGCCGTTTGCGGTGGAGTTGAAGAATCCTCTCGCATAAACGCCATCTGGACGATTCTCGAGAATCGCGTGACCGAGGACATTCTTAGGACCAGAGTCNTCGTGCCGCCAAACAAGCGGAACTGTNGCNCCGTCCTGATGTTTGAATGCGTCTGTCGTAATGGTTCGACCATCGGAGCAACGTACGTTAGCNGCNGTTGCATACCCCGCAAAATCATGTTCCATTTTGACGGTTTCCTAGTTCTGGATTGGTTTTTGGCATAAACTTCTTCATGTCGAGAGTAGGGTCTTTTGATTTGGTATCCGCTTGTTGTGGCATGTTGCTATTTCGGAGTTTGTCAGCATTTGGATCCCTAGATGGGGCAAGACCAATACCCTGACGCACTTCATTGCTCGAGACAATCTCATTCCGAGCCAACTTGTCGGCAATCTCGGCGAGTTCAGAGATAGGAACCTGCTTGAATGGGTCTCTGAACGCCATGATCCACTGGCGTTGCGATCTAGCAGTCTTTGTCAGGAAAGACCTACGCATTGCTTCGAGAATGGCGGTCGCAATAGGCTCGATCGTCCGGTTATAGTAATTTACCATTACCGCTGGATCCGCCGTACCATTCATCACTTCGTCGGTCAAACCCAACTGCGAGTACAGCATCTTGGTTAGGTACTCAATCTGTCCAAGAAGATTGTTCTCGGCAGGTCTATTAAGTTGTGTAATCTTCTCTGTACCATCGGTATACGCGATACCGTACTTACTACCTTGTAGTTGGAACTCGATGTCCTGCCGACGTTGCTCAGCTTGTGTGCGCCTAGCTTCCGATCGGATGGTGTAAGGCAACTGAATGATTAGGTCCAGTTTCCCTGATCCAGATTGTTCGTCTACAGCATCCAGAAGATTCAATTTTCTGATAAGACGCTGCAGAGTTGAGTTTCTCTCATTCATCACCGAGTAAAGCGGATTCTCGACGACAGCAACTATACTCTTTGGCAGTGTTATGTCTTCTTGAACACCCTTAGCCTGATTGTAGAGACGAACCCTAACATGCTCTGAATACCAGTTGACTATCTCTCCGACACGCATGGTTTTGATGTCGAATGCGCCAGAAATCGTTGGATTAAACGTAGTGTCTACAGGAACAATCGCCACAGTCCCCTTGTCCAGAAGCGAGAGGACAATGTCTTGTTTGAAATGCCTAGGCGATTGATCTATATTTGCCTCGACGGTGAGACAATTGTTTAGACCCGAATTCACATCTTCCAAATATCGATTCTTACTGTCGAGGCGTACGTGTTTGAAATCAAGAGTGGACACGTCAATGCTCAACCGAGTTAGAATCGACGCAATAATTGAGCGTTCGTTGGAATATGTTAGCCGAACTCGGTCGGACCTAGAACTGTAACTCACGCCGCCTTCGTACGACTTGAAATCAATCACGTCGTCACGATTTACGAAGGCGTTCCAGGCATGTTTTAAACGAGCTTTGATGTCAAACCTTACCATAAGTCACCCCCTTTCGTAAATATAAAGCGACGTGACTTTTATTAAGCTCCTTCGAGCAGTACGAGTCGAGACTCGATCTTTGCGATAGCTGCGTTTACCGAGTCCGTTGCGGCAATAGCTACCTTTCCAGACCCGATCGAATACCCAGTGAGCAATACGTTCGAACCAATCGCGGGCGCGGAAAGGGTTCGTGCCTGAAGTTTGGCAAACGCCTCATTCACCGTGTCGGTAGCTGCGAGTGCAGCTGCTGAACCAGTTGTGAAGCCTGTTAGAAGAATATCCCCACCATCAGGAACTTCCGCCAATAGCGTGGATACTGGCGAACCATCACTCTCGAACAAAGCAATCTGCGTGACAGCCTGTCCAGACTTAATGGCATCCTGGGTAACAATTACTGCCTGTTCAACTACCTGGTTGTTGGTCATTCAAAAGCCTCCTTGTACAGCTTGTAGACCACAAAAGCATCTAGCATTGCCGACACGTTGTCGATCTTTTCGGCATATCGTTTCTTGTAGAGCTTCCGGTTCCCGTTCGTGTCTTCCAGAGTAATAGCATTACCCATAGCAAAAGCCATGAGAGCCTCGTCGAAGAACAAAAGACGTTGCTCACTAAGTTTCTTCAATTCACCGAGAGGAACCGATTCAGTCTTAGCGCCCTGTCTTACTTTCTCGACTCCATACTCGCCATTTTCAACAATCCATCTAGCCACGAACTCTTTTGCATTATATGGGTCGTAACCAAACGAACGAACATCGTACTGCTTCTCGATAATATGACGGTCAAGATCTTCATAGACCTCGTCCATATCGAGAATTGTTCCGTCTAAGACATGCAGACTTCCTTCTGACGTAAACTCATCATACTTAGCCCTCATGGCTCCTGGAAGTTTCATCAAAGTCAACGAAGTTATGTAACTCCGAGTCTTGACCCCAAAACCCCCGCGCGCTAGCGGGAATAGGAATGTGAACGCACAGAAGTCATCTCCTTGCGATAGGTCGGCACCCAGACTACATGGCGCTTGCCAGTACTCTCTTCTTCGGTGAGGACGCGTTTCCTCATAGGTGAAGAAATAGGTGTATCCCTCCATGGGGATGCCGAACCGTTTAGCCAAAATATCATTACGAGTCGCGGGCGCTTTCTCAGCCCTCTCGACGTCAAGTTGATAAGTCTCGTAGGAGACAGTCTTTCCAATGTTTGGATTCGCCTTTGGCCACATCGATGGATCGTTAACTTCCATCAAATCGTCTAGTTTATAGTGCCAGATCGAGACGTGTGGCGCAAGGTAATCGCCTTTAAGTATCTCAGCAAGTTCCATTTTGATTGTATCGCCAGAGCCGTTCCGAACTGTTCCCTCGGAACTAATGGCGAGAATCAAGTAGTCGTCTAACTTCGATGCGCCTTGCTCAACGGCTCCGACGACATCCTCTCGGAGATCGCCAGACAACCATTCGTCAATAGTCGAGACCTTCGGACGAAGGCCTTGAAGCTTATTGATTGCCATTGGGCGAACTTCGAGCATCGATCCAGTCAAGAAGTTCTCAATACCTTTTTTGGTCGACGCAAGTTTAACTCTAAGAGCCCGCGAACCAGTCGTGTTCTGCAGCGAGCCTTCGGTAAGGAACTTAAACAACGGTCCGCGAGTACGAGTGATCGCCGTCCTAAAAGGAGACATCACTTCGTCGGCCTGTTTCATTGTCGGCGCAGTAGTTATCTGATGCGTAGTCGATGTGTCTACATTAAGAAAGTAACTTTGCAGACAAGAAGCGTACATCGACTTAGCCGCGCCTCGGGCGACGATCAAATACTGTTTCTTGGTAAGTCTTGTCTTGATTCGCTTCGTTACGAATCGTCCACCATGGTTATCCTCGAATGGTTCGTAGACACTGCGTTCAACAAAGTGCCACCAACCGAAGATTGCCTCGGCCCAAAGTTTAAATGTAGAAAGCAGATGGAGATCGGTGCCATCAGTAAGCGTTAGTTCTTTCTCGCAGTACCTAATGAACCCCTCGACCGCTTCTTCGTCGTAGTAGATCGAGCGATTTGCGATAAGCGAATCGATACGATTCATCTCCAAAGAGATCTCACGGTTAACAGGTATAATTCCCTTGAGAACTTTATCGCGAAACTCTCCGTAATACTTTGGAGTTGCTGTGTTCGAAAGCGCCATCGCAAACCTCCTTACTTATGTTTCTTTAGTTTACCTGTTAGTTGTCCGGAAGCGGCAGAAGCACTTCCTGAGATTAGAGACGACGCTTGTTGCTTTCCAACACCAAGAAGAAGTTCTTTCATGAACTTGGCGGCTTGACCACTTGGTGTAGTCTGATGGAATTGCTTTTCGAGATTCAGCCTAAGCAGATAATCTTGAATCTCCTTGTTGCTGAGCGACTTAATTCCCGTTGTTTTGGACTTAGCTCTTGTGGCTGTAGCGTTCTTAGCATCGGTTGAATGATGCTCAGACGCGGGAACTCCGGTTTTGTTTCGAACACCCCACCTCATGCCCATTTTGCCGTAATGACGCAGAATTTTTTCGACGTTAGACATTGAATCTTGCACCGCCTCTACGGATATAGGTTTAAGATCTATTACCAGGCCCTCGTAATCGCCATACCAAATACCAATTTTGTCAAATAATACCCAAGTCTCGTCGTCCTTGGGATCGACTGTGGTTTTGGCTGGACTTTGCGGATACCCTAGCGTTAGATGAGGCGTCCATTCCGGATATTGATCGATGCTATCGAATGCTTGTTTAACAGCATCGTTGGTAAGCATGTAATAACGAGAGTCCGTTATTAGTTTTGCCGATTCTTTATTAAAAAATAAAACATCAGCGTCTTTGTCACCGAGTAAACCACGATGATCGACTTGAAGCCAAAACCTTTGCAGCGATGTGTCTACCACATGTTTGACATATTCTATTATTTGATTAGTATCATTCGACGCGCCAAGATATAGAATCGTAAGGTGCGGAACTTTCTCGCTTGAAACTTTGTACGCATACGAATTATCACTTGGTATGGCGACAATAGTTAGATCATCCACAAGTATTCTCGCTTCATACAGCGCGTGGAGTTGGCGCGACCCACGATGTTTGTTCTCGGTTTATGCTTATCCGATATTCGAGTTCCTTAAATTGTCGTTCTTTTGCCTCAATCAGATACGAGGTAGTTGGTGGATCAAAAACCAACCGAACCTTCAAATATACGTAAGTCTTAACCAAGCTCAACGTTGGACCTGAGGAGAGAAGTGCGGACCACAACGTTGTATAATCAGCAACTACCAGTCCATCTGATGGTCCTACACCCAATTGGTTGATTATTCCCAGAGCCATATTGATG